TATGGCAGATACAAAGATCACAGCACTGACGGCGATCACGACCGTCGATCCCGCGGTGGATGTCCTTCCCATTGTCGATGTCAGTGACACGACGATGGCTGCATCGGGCACCACGAAGAAGATCACATCCAACCAGATCCTCGGCGCCGGCGGCACCGCCACCCTCGCCTCCGCCACCATCACCGGCAATCTGACGGTTGACGCGAACACGCTGTTTGTCGATGCGGCGAATGATCGGGTGGGTATTGGCACCGCTTCTCCTGCGGCTGGTGCGAAACTAGGAGTTTTTGGTGCTACCAGTGTAAGCACTTCTGACTACATCGCATCATCGACTTGGGCCGCTCGGTTTATTGGAAGCTCTAATGGTGCTTCTTCTGGTATTTCGTTTCTCACGAATAGCTCAAGTGGTTTTCCTACGCCAGCAAGCATTCACGCTACGCCTATTGCTGATTATCGCTCTGCATTGGTCTTAACATATTCAGCGGATTCTAGTGGCGCGGGATACTTTGCTGTTAACCGATCTAGCCCAATAGGAGCCAATACTCTTGAGCATTACAAGATTGACAATGCTGGCGTAGCAACTTGGTCGAACGTCGGCGGAGTCGCTGGCACCGCCATGACCCTGAACGCCACGGGGCTGGGCGTGGGGGTTGCGAGTCCGACCGCTAAGCTGGATGTCAATGGAACGGTAATCATCCGAGACACATTCTCGTTGCTGATGGGCTTTGGCAATCAGCAGCGCATTCTTGCCGGTGGTGGTTCCGACAACACCTATCTGACGTTCAGCCAGTGGACTGGTGCGGCTTACACGGAGCGAGCTAGGATCGACGCGAGCGGGAATCTGTTGGTGGGGACGACGAGTGCTTTGATAGCCTCATCTCGGCGACTTTCCGTTGTTGGAACTGTTGCTGCTGCGCTTCAAAGCACTGGCGCCGCCACGGTTGAAGCCGTCAATGTTTGGCATACTGCCACAACTGGTGACAACATTTTCATCGACTTTGACACAGAGGCTTCAGTCACCAGCCGTGGTTCTATCAGCTACAACCGCTCTGGTGGTCTTGTCGCATACAACACGACATCCGATTACAGAGCCAAGGACATCATCGGTCCTGTTTCCAACAGCGGATCTGTCATTGATTCTCTGAAGGTGTACATCGGCAAGATGAAGGGTGCTTCGGTTGAACGCCCGATGCTTGTGGCCCACGAAGCTCAAACTGTCGCTCCTTATGCCGTCACTGGAGAAAAGGATGCTGTCGATGTTGATGGCAATCCAAGGTATCAGCAAATGGATGTCTCATCGTTTGTCCCTCTGCTGATTGCCGAAATCCAATCGCTCCGCACCCGTGTTGCCGCTCTGGAAGCCTAATCCATACCACCATGACCACCATCTCCATTGTCTGGATCATCGAACGCCTTCTCGTTAAGCCCACCGAAGGCTCGCTCACGGACGTTGTGATTACCGCCGACTGGCGTTGCAACGGCACCGATGGCACCTACAGCGGCACCTGCTACGGCAGCGCGTCGTTCGCTCCGCCGACTGGCAACTTCACTCCTTACGAGGATCTGACGCAGGATCAGGTTCTCGGCTGGTGCTATTCCAATGGCGTGGACAAGGTGGCCATCGAAGCGAACGTCACGCAGCAGATCAACGACCAGATCAACCCTCCGGTCATCGCTCCGCCGCTGCCGTGGCTTCCTCCTGTGATGATCGTGCCTCCGATGCTGCCTCAGGTTGAGCCGGTTTTGGTTGCGAAGCCGGCCACCGTTGTCGAAGCTCCTGCCGCATGATTAAGATCGAACTCACACTGCAACAGTTGCAACAGCTTACCCAACTCCTCGTGATCGGGATGAAGGCTGGAGACGTTATGAATATGAAGGTTGGACTTCCTTTGTACGAAAGCATTGAAGCCCAAGTGAACGCACAGCAGCAGCACAAGCCTGAGTAACCCATGGACGCGAGCAATCATGGCGGTGGATTCGGAGGTATCGTTGGGTTGCTGGGAACAGCGACCGTGGCAATGGTCGCATCCTACATCCCTGAACTCACCGAGTGGACTAGGTTCCTAACCGCCCTCGCCGCCCTAATCGCCGCCATCACGGCCCTCTACAAAGCCATCAAAAAGAAATGAACCCCAACGTCGCCTCACTCATCCGCCACGGTCTCAGCGCCGCCGGCGGCTTCCTCGTCGCAAAGGGCATGGTCTCCTTCGATCAAGTCAATGAGATCGCCGGTGCGGTCATCACTTTGGCCGGCATCGGATGGTCCGTTTTCAAGAACAAGAAGGCCGAGAAGAAGGCCGAGTAACATCCCGCCAGAACGGCAATGCATCGCCAGCGGGATTCACACCTCGCTGGCTTTTCCATTATGGACCCAATCCTCAGCATAGCCCAAGGAGTGGCCAACGCCACGCTCAACAAGATCATAGATCAGAAAGACCAAACCCTTGAAGATGGACAGAAAGACAATCGCCTACGCGACGATCTCCTTGCTCGCGCTGATGCCGCTGGGCTGCGCCCCAACAAGAGTGGTGATGGTCCCGCCAGGACAACCCGTCAGACTGGCTGAAAACGTCAAAGCCCATGTGTGGGCCAAAGATGCCAGCGGTAACACCGTCAAAAGCCGAAACCGCGTGACAATCCACGAGGGTTGGTACGCACTACCTCCAAGAGAATAGTATGGGAACACCACTCACAGGCAGTACCGTCGCCAGCACCTACACTGGCCTGCTGAAGACAGCCGATAACGCCACGCTGACAGGTGTTCTCAGAACACTCAGCGACGGCAGCGGAAACGATTCCGCACTCCAAGTCTCCACCACCGCGCTCAACTCCACCGGAGACTTCAGCGTCGCAACCAGCCGCTTCACGGTCGCTTCCGCCAGCGGCAACACCGCTGTGGCCGGCACCCTCAACGTCACCGGCGTCACCTCCCTGAGCTCGCTCATCACCAGCGGCAATGCCACGATCGGTGGAACGCTCGGTATCACCGGTGGCCTCACGATCCCCGGCACCCTGTCAGTCACCGGCATCTCCACGCTCACCGGCGCGGTTGGCATGGGCAGCACCCTCAACGTCACTGGAGCCTCCACATTGGCCAGCCTTGGTGTCACCGGCGCTGCTACGGTCGGAACCACACTGGGCGTCACCGGACTCTCTACGCTCGCCAGCCTCGCGGTTACCTCAGGATCCACGCTCAATAGTCTCGCGGTTACCAATGCGGCCACGATCGGCACCACGCTCGGTGTGACCGGCTTGTCCACCCTGGCGATCCTGTCGGTGACGGGGGCTGCAACGGTGGGATCTACGCTTGGTGTCACCGGCAATACCACGCTCACCGGAGATCTTGCGGCCAATGGCAACACCACGCTGGGCAATGCCGGCACGGACACGCTGACTCTCAACTCGGACAACATCACCGCTCCGAACATTTCGACGGTCACCGTTGATCTGGCCAACGACAAGGTGCTCATCTCCGATGCAAGCGACTCCAGTAAGGTAAAAGTGGTGACAGCCAATTCACTTGGCATCAACGCATCCAACGCTCCTCAGTGCGTTCAGCAGGTTGCTGATGATCGATACAACTACACTGGATCACTCACTGGTCCTGGAACCGAGATCGCCTCTGTAACAAGGTCAATCACTCCTCGGTCCACTTCGTCCAAGATTCTGGTCAGCATCGTCCTGAATTACTCAACACTGGTTAACGCCTCTCAATTCGTATTGTTCCGTGTAACCAGAAACGGAACCGAGATCGGCACTTCGATTGGCACAGGCCAGAAAGGTATTGCTTCAGGAAGCTACGAAGACGGTGAGGTCAATGCGATCAACAACACGAAGATCGAGTTCCTCGATTCCCCGTCATCGTCCACTTCAACAACGTACAAGGTTCACATCTTCTCTCCGTTGTCGGTCACGAACCTGTACCTCAACTACGCGATAAACGGTGGATCCAGCTTCACAACAATCTCCGCCATGACGCTCCAAGAGTTCTTCGCATGAAACCCTCCGAAGTAGCCCAAGCGGCCTGCGACAAGCTCTCGTTCACGGACTCGGCCACCCTCACGTTGGCTAAGAAGTTCTGCATCCGTCGCTACTCGATGATCTGGGACTCGTGCCTCTGGAACGATACCCTCGGAGTCGTCTCAACACCCGTCACAGACGGCCAAGAACTCGTCACCATCTCCGAGTACGTCACCGCCACGTACACTTCCGGGACCGGTTACAACATGTTCCTCGACTTCCCGGTCGCATCCCGTTTCACGGTCTCCGGTGATACCGATGGTATCGAAGTACCAGCCGCCGAATGGGTCTCGTTCTTCCAGCTCGATCCCAACACTTGGAACAACGTCGATAGCCGCAAGTCCACACCCGGCAACTTTGTCAACTGGGCTCGCGTCCTCGGTGTCTCCTACGGTGAAGCCGGTGTCCCGCGCATCAAGCTCATCCCGACACCCAATACCAACGGCACCCTCTTCATCCTGGGCAAGAAACAGTCCCAGATGCGCCAGTTCGGCGAAGCCCAGACCATCTCGAACGATACCAACTTCGAGCTGCGCGGCGTCGAGAACGCACTGATGGCCTACACAGAAGGCGATCTCCTCGAATACTCCCGGCAGTACGGGAAGGCGCAGGCCAAGTTCCAAGAGGGCGCTGCTCAGGTCTCCATCATGAAAGACATGGAGCGTGGCCAACAGCAGCAGATCAGCCGCATCATCCCGGATAGCCTCTACGATTACACGTTCCAGGACATCCTCTAATGCCTTTCCAATCCTCAGACGCGCTCGATGACCAAATGCTTCTGGATGGAAGCAACGGCTTCTCCACCGGGGTCATCTCCGCCACTCGTCCCGATGCCATTCCTGCCACCAGCATGGAAGAGGCAATCAACATGGACTATGACGACTTCGGCAACCTCGTCACACGCCTCGGGACCCTGTCGCTGACCGGCAACAGCGAATCGCGCAACTGGGAAGACATCATCACCAACTGGGAGTCCACCACTTCCAACTTTGCCAGTAACCTACCCACCAACTCGCAGGTCTTCTCTGGCTTCTATTTCGATACTGCGGCTTCCGAGCGCCTCGTAATCGCCGTTCTCAATCGGAACACCGGTACCAAGGATCTCTACTACGGTTCACCCGGAGTCTCGTACAATTCGATCGCAAGCTCGACGATCAACGACGCCTCCCGGTTCGTTTACTTCGCACAGCTCAACGACAAACTCTTCTACGCGGACGGCTATAGCGCCCTGCGTTATGTCACGAGCACGAACACCAACGCGGCAATTACAGCCGGCAAAATCAGCCGCATCGATGTGATCAGGCAGGGTTCAAATCACAACTCGATTCCCACGATCACCATATCGGCTCCGCCAAGCGGTGTAACCGCTACGGCCACCGCCATTGTGGCCAATGATGGCAACCTAGTTGCGATTACCATCACGAACCCCGGCAGCGGTTACATCACGGCTCCTACGGTTTCGATCTCACCGGCAAACCAGTCCCACGCGGTCGCATTCGTATCACTCGCCGCTCCCGCCAAGCCGCTCTATCTCACCACCCACACCAACCGTCTGTGGGCCGTGTCCGCAGATACCACCATCCAGCCAGATACCCTCTACTTCTCGGACATCCTCGATGGCGAGTCGTGGGATCCGCTCGGTTCCATCCGTGTCGGTGGCGATGGTGATCCAATCCGCGGTCTCTACTCGTGGTTCGGTTACAAGCTCCTCGTCTTCAAGGAACGCTCAATTTGGAGCGTAGATGCCGATCCTACGCAGGATCCAGCCGATTGGGTCATCACACTCATCTCGGGCAATATCGGCTGCTCCTCGCACCGTTCGATCACCGCTGTCGGTGCCGATGTCTTCTTCCTGTCCCGCGACGGCATCCGCTCAATGGCGCAGATCCAAGCGGGTACCCAGACCAGCGTTGGCCTCGCGCTCAGCAGCCCGATCAACGACCTGATCAGCCGCATCGACAAGACCAAGCTGGAATACTGCGATGGCGTGTTCTGGAACAACCGCTACCTCTTGGCCGTTCCGTTCGTTACCGCTGGTCCGTTCTCCATCGGGTTGGAAAGCGAAGAGGCACTTCTGCTCGAATCCGGTTCTTCAATCGAACTCGAAGGAACCTTCAACCAGAACAACGCGGTCATCGTCTACCACTCACTGGCCCGCTCGTGGCTCGGTTACTGGGACAACTGGCAGGTCAACGACTTCATACCCACCGCCTTCTCGAACTTCGGCCCCGTGCTCATGTTCGCCGGCGACATCATCTCGCTCAGTGAAGGTGCGGGCCAAGTCTGGTCTTTCAACGACTACCTACCCAACACCCGCCTCAGCCCCGTGCAGCAGTCTGCTTACCTCGACGGCGGTAGCACCTACCAATCCACGGTCATCACCAAGGCGTACAACCTCGGGG